GTGGTGGTGGCGACGGCGGCGACAGTGCGACGACAACGGAGAACAACGCGACCATTGGCAAGTACACTGCCTCTGGTGTGCGGGGTGGCCGCGGTGACAGGGGTGGCAGAGCGGAAGCCGCGGGGCTGGGTGGAACCGGAGTTGACGACACAGGCAACAGAGGCGAGATTGCAGAGGGGTCAACATTTAATTATGCCACTTCGGCTATGGGGCGCTTCACCGGAGACACCAGGTCTGACCAAGATATTGCAAATGATGTAGCGGTAACAGAAGGCCTTGAGAGAGGTCTGCAAACGGTGCGCGGCGCACGTGGTCAGACCATCAATGTCTCGTCCTATTCCCGCAACCTATCTTCTCCGACACCCGGCAGTTTGTTTGACAGAATGAATAGCGCCCCGACAGTTGGATCAATTCTCGGAAGTGGCATATCGGCTGTTGTTGGAGGGCCAGTAGGTTTTGTAGTTGGTAAGCTAGGTGGCGCTGTTATTGACCAAACCCTAGGCTCTAGGTCGCAAATTCCATTCGATAAATAAATGTGTACCCCAGCGGCTTATGGTCAAAAACAGTCTGGCGGCAAGCGCCTGCCGGCGTCATCGGCTGGCGCACGTTTAGACAAGGCACAGCGAGACGCAGCATCAGCATCTGGCGGCGGTACAAACGGCTCTACAATATTAGCCGGGACGCCACGGAACTCAGGCGTCGATGCCCTGCGTAAGAACACCTATATGGAGGTGTGATGAAACACCTGACCGACACCGACGAAATCTTTCGCCGCTACGAAATGCTGAAGAAAGACCGTGCTAATTGGGAAAGCCATTGGCAGGAGATTTCAGAGCGCATCTTGCCGCGCTCAAGTGAATTTGTTGGTGAGCGGACACCCGGCGACAAGCGCACGGCGGTTATGTATGACGCCACCGGCGCGCTGGCGTTGGAGCGGTTTGCCTCTGCTGTTGAAAGCCTGCTAACGCCGCGTGGCGCTCGGTGGCACACACTGCGGGCGTCGAACCCACTGGTAGACCAAGACGATAACGCACGGCTTTGGTTTGACGCCGTGACAGATGTCGTCTTCCGTTGGCGCTACCGGACCAAGGCTAATTTTTCCAGCCAGATGCATGAAGGCTATATGCAGTTGGGCGCTTTTGGCAATTCTTTGCTGTGGGTAGACGAAGCCCCTACCGGTGGCACCATTTACCGCAATACTCATCTCAGCGACTGCTACTTTGCTGAAGACGAGAACGGATTAATCGACACGGTCTACCGCTGCATTGATGTCGCCGCTCGGCAAGTCATGCGAATGTTCGAAGACGGTGATCTGTCTAACGCTATGAAGCGTAAGGCGGAAAAATCACCCGACGATCGCGTCAAAATACTTCACGTTGTCATGCCGCGCACCGACCGAGACCCGACGCGCCGAGACCGCCGGAATGCGCCGTGGTTTTCAGCGTACTACGAAATTGAGGGCCAGCACAAAATTGAAGAAGGCGGCTTTGACGAGTTCCCTTACATCCCGTCTCGGTATGTAACCGGCCCCCGTGAGGTCTATGGCCGGTCGCCGGCGATGACGGTGCTGCCAGAAATCAAGATGGTCAACGAGATGTCGAAGACCGTCATCCGGGCCGGCCAGAAGGTTGTTGATCCGCCTTTGCTGATTGCTGATGACGGCGTGGTCTTCCCGGTCAACACCAAACCCGGCGGCTCTACTTTTGCCCGGTTGGATGGTCGGACCCAGGCGCCGGTGCAGCCATTGCAGACCGGAGCGCGAGTGGACATTGGCCTCGACATGATGGATCAGCGCCGGCGGGTTATTAATGATGCCTTTCTGGTGACACTGTTCCAGATACTGGTTGAGACGCCGGCGATGACGGCGACAGAAGTTTTGCAGCGCGCCCAGGAAAAAGGTGCGCTTTTAGCTCCTACGGTTGGCCGGCAGCAGAGCGAAACGCTCGGCCCGCTAATTGAACGTGAGCTTGCGATCCTGGGACGGCAGGGTCTATTGCCACCCCTGCCCGACATTTTAGTAGAGGCTGAAGGCGAATACGATATTGAATATGTCTCTCCCCTCTCGCGGGCAATGAAAGCAGAAGAGGGCGTTGGCATTTTGCGGACGCTGGAGATGGTCCAGCCTATTGCAGCGGTTGACCCATCGGTGATGGATAATTTTGACGGCGATACCATCACCCGGTTACTGGCTGACACCAATGGCGCACCAACGAAGATACTGCGGTCCCAGGATGCTATTGCACAAATGCGTGAGCAGCGTCAGCAGCAGCAGGCGATACAGGCCGGCTTGTCTGCGGCACCACAAGCCGCCGACGCCGCACTAAAAGTCGCCCAAATTGCTGATATGGGCCAAAGCTAACAACAGAGAATTTTAAATGTCCCCAACTAATACCGATCGGCACGCTGAGCTGATCCGGGCCTATCAGGATGTATTCATGCACAACGACCAAGGCCGCATGATCCTGAGAGACCTGATGAAGACCAGCGGTTTGTTTAACATCACTGGCGTGCGGGAAGTCGAAGACCTTCAGCATTTGACCGGCGCACAAGACATGGTTCGCCGGATCATCCAGATGCTGAGTTTGGATGACGTGGCGATATTAAATTTTGCAACCAGTTATGAAGGAGAATTTTCTGATGAGTGAAGAAGGGTCCGCCATGGATGCGGGTAACCCGGAAATTGGTTCCGGTGTCCCCGATGGAACAGCAGCCCCCGCCCCGGCAGAGCCGATGGCTAACCAAGGATGGGCTGGCGCTCAATATGATGAGGTTATCCAGGCTAAAGGCTGGTCGAACCCGGATGACGTTCTCCAAAGTTATGTCAATTTGGAAAAAGCCGTCGGAGCCGACAAGGTAGCCTTGCCGGCAGCAGACAGTAATATTTTTGAGTGGGATGGCTGGCAAGCTCTGGGTGTCCCCGATCAGGCCGACGCTTATGCATTGGCTGCGCCGGAAGGAATGGGTGATTACGACCAAACGCTCTCAGACGACATGCGTCAGATATTTCACGATGCGCGGCTGACGCCACAGCAGGCTCAGTTCATCCACGATAAGTATGTGGAGCGGTACGCGCATCAAGCAGATATGTCCACTGCCGACAACCAAGTCCAAATACAGGCTTGGGACCGCGAAATAAGGCAAGAATATGGCAGTGCTTATGAAGAGCGCATTGCCGCAGCTCGAAATGCCGTGCGTGAGTTCGGCGGCGATAACTTGGCCACCCTGATGGATGAGACCGGTTTGGGAAACAACCCGGAGATGATCCGGGCATTTGTTCGCATCGGGATGCAGCTCGGTCAAGGCGGTCAATTCAAGGAAGGCACCCAAGGCGGCTTTGGCATAACGCCGGCGGATGCCCAGGAACAGATTGCAGCGATCCGGGCCAATCCGGCGCTGACCGATAGTTCGCATCCCGAGTACAAGGTGCTGAACGACAAGCTGACAAGATTGTACGAGTTGGCCTATCCGCCAAGTTCGGATGGCTCTCATGTAGTTTCCACGGTCGGATAACCGAAAGGCCCGACTAAGACACCCGGTGAGACGGGCGGCGACGGCTGTAAACGTAGACGGGTCCGGTTTCCGGGCAACCCATCGAAGACACCTTAAACCTTAAACCAAAGCTGAAAGGAGCTGACTCATGTCAACTCAAATCACCACAGCTATGGTGGAACAGTACGCTGGCAATGTTTACCACTTGGCTCAGCAGAAAGGCTCCCGTCTTCGGAACGCCGTTCGTGTTGAGACTGTAGTCGGTAAAAATGCCTTCTTCGAACAGCTCGGTTCTACGGCTGCTCGGAAGCGGACTTCCCGCCACAGCGATACCCCGCAAATGGATACGCCGCACGCTCGTCGGCGCGTTTCCATGGTGGACTACGACTGGGCCGACCTCATTGATAATGAGGATCGCGTCCGCACGTTGATTGATCCCACCGGCCCCTACGCGCAGGCTGCGGCATTTGCTCTCGGACGCGCCATCGATGATGCGATCATCGAGGCGGCTGACGGCACTGCCAACACCGGCGTCGATGGGTCTACCTCTACGGCCTACGACAGCAGCATGACTGTTGACGTGCAGGTCGGCATCAGCCCTGCGGCTGACACCGGTCTGAACATTGGCAAGCTGCGTGCGGCTAAAGAGAACCTTGACGGCAACGATGTGGACCCGGAAATGCCGAGGTACTGCATCATCAACGCCAAACAGCTCAGCAATCTGTTGTCTGAAACCGAAATTACGTCTTCGGACTACAACACGGTTAAAGCTCTGGTTCAGGGCGAAGTTGATACCTTCCTTGGTTTCAATTTCATCCGTACTGAGCGGATTGGCGTTGACGGCAACTCCGACCACAAGG